GGCCATCCCTACCAATGATTTCGATGTCGAAAGGATTGGCGGTTGCGTTGAGGAACTCGATGCGGCGCACGTTGACGGTCTCCTTGACCGCAAGGTTGATGGCACCCTTGGCCACCACCTCAACGTCACCCTTGATGGACTCATCCTCATCATAGCGCATATTGTACACGAACTGGCGCTCGACGATGGGCTTAACGATATCACTGTCAATGTGCATGACGACCTGACGTATGCCTTTACCAGCAGCACCCATCAGCATCGACAGACCCGATGAAGTACGACCGGCCCCCTGCACATTCAGGTCGCCATACACATAGGCCGGAATACCTGAGTGGTCATCTGCGAGGCGGGAGAACTTCTCGTAGACTGCCATCAGTTCGCTTGCGCGAGAGTCCGGCTGCGTGAAACGGATCGCTGGCGCGGATGATCCAACCGGATCATTGACAGTCTGCCAGATTTTCCAAGGTGATAGCTGGGTGATATCCTCATTGGCCGGGATGCGTTCGAGGTTGACCTCGACCTGCGGACCAGAGGCAATGCCCATATTGTTGACCAGCGCGCGGGCAGCCGCATTGCAGACGCCCTGAAGGTCCTCGATGATTTCGGGGATACCCTTACCCCAGAAGGCACCGGGGCACTTAATGAAGCTGGTCTTCGAATAGGGCTTCTCACCCAGCGGGTCGTAATTCAGAACCGCCTTGATGACATAGTTACCGACAATCCAGACGTTGGCGTCGTATTCGCGGGCAGGATCAGGGACCTCATCCTCGGTCATTCCCCACTCGATGAGCATCTTGCCGCTCACCTTACCCCAGAACTCCAGTGCATCGAACTCAGTCGTCGGGCGCATGTAGCTATAGTACTTGCGCTCCTCCTCGTCCTTCTGGAGTTCCACATCCTCGTTGATCCACGACTGGCCATTACCGATCTCAAGGACCTTGCGAATGGCGTCATCATCGTAACCCGGCACACCGATAAGGTCAGACAACTCTGTACGCGACAGACGGTGATGTTCGAAAATATACCCCTCGTTGAGAGTGCTGATCCCCGGCTCCGGGTAAATACGGAACGGATCGACCCGCTCATACTCAGGACCAAGGCGTTCAATGGCCTCGACCTGTGTGCGACCACCGGTCGTTTTCCACCCGAGCGCCCTCTGCCGACGCACAATCGGCCCCTTGATGAAGGCAGCAGGGAAAGTGACCAGATCGGTGATGAAGTCGTTGAACGCCGTGTTCCAGCCGCCTTGCGCAAACTGATCCTCGATCTTGGTCTTCATCCGGTCAGCCCTGATCTGGGTCTGACGCAGCACCGCGAAGCGGTAGTCCTGACTGACCATCTCGCGCAGTTCCATCATCTGCTGCTTGGTCGGTGCCATGCCGGTGTTCTGCACGATCTCAAGGACCTTCTCGGCGAAGGCACCCTGCACCTCGGCAGACTGGGCAGGCGACAGGTCGGGGATCGGCGTGGCATCGAGGTCCCACGGCGGACCGCCACCTTCAAGGAGAATGTCACGCAGCCACGACTCGGCAGCACGGCACTTCACCTCGGTGATCATCATGTAAATCTCAGAGCCGCCTTGGCTTCTGATCTGCTGGAGTTTGTCAGCGTCGTACTCGCCATTGCGCTGACGCATGGCCCGGAGCATGATCTGCTCGATGGGCCGCTTGGCCATCTCGGCCACATCCCAGCACTGCCGAAGGTAACCCGTCAAGCCAAGGATGACAGGCTGGTTCTGTCGCTCCTGAAGCGCACGGTCGGCAGCTTCCTTCTCCTGACGAACCAACTCGTCATTCCCGACAACACGAAGGAAGGTAAGTCCGGCCATCAACCACCCAAATACAAGATGTTTGGGTTAACTTAGCATGGTGTGTTTAGAGGAGCAACAGTCAAAAAATACCCCCGGAGCGAAAGGGGGTACGCTCAACGGGGGTAAGGACTAGGAGTAACGTCATGTCTGACATGTATGGTTATATCAGGTCCATCCGGCTGCCGCAACCCTCTTGATCTCACGCCGCTGCGCAACCATGGCACCCTCGCCTGCACTGTGCAGATGGAGGCACAGATACTGTAACGCTTCGGCTACGTGACTGTGCTTGTTCTTCTCGATCATCCCGTCGCTCTTGGGTTTGTAGCGGTAGCCGCCCATCATGGCAGCCTTGAGCGCAGTGCAGCGCGGATCGAGCAGGAACCCCGGATCGCCATCCACCTGCCGCATGAGGTACTCATCGACCGCGTTGATCCGCGCCGAGACGTTGTTGGTCTTGGCAGCCATGACCCGCAGCCCTTCTGCCTTGATGATATCGACCGCACTGCGCTCGTCGGTCTGCGCCCGCTGGACACCAGCAGGGTCCGTCACCACCATGACCGGCACGCCGGAGAACCGCTCAAACAGCAACGGCTTGAGTACCGTGCGGATAAACCTCTGGATGCCCATATCGAAGCTAACCGCCTCGGCGAGGATGAGCGCCCGCCCCCTCGGGTCCTGCTGTCCGATGACAGCCGCAGGCGTGAGGCCCAAGTCCATCCCGACGATGATGGGCCGCACCCCGTTGACGATGGGCCTGAGCATCTGCTTGGCCATGTGGTAGTCCGGCCTGAAGTACTTGTAGACCGGCTGACCTGCGGTGCTGAGGCCGTAGTCCCCGTCGATGAAAACCCGGATGTACTCCTCCGAGCGACCCTGTGTGTCGTAGTACCCTTCCGGCAGGTTCTCGATATTCTCGGCGTAGGGACTGCGCCCCGACGGCTGTTTGAACACATCCCAGCCATTGTCGTTGAACGACACCCCATCCTTGGGGTCGAGCTTCTCAAACTGGTAGTACCACCATGTGTCCATCGTCGGCGGGTTAGTGTCGCCCCACATCCCATGCCACGTCGGACCACCGTCCTTGGCAGACGGGAAACGACCGACACGTTTGGACATGGCGTCCACGATATCAGGGTGAATGTCACGACACTCGTTGAACCATGCGAAGGTAAGTTCCAATGAGTTCAGGTTGGCCACGTCATCGGCGTCATCCAGCGCGCGAAACATGATCTCGCACTCGACATCGCCCACCTTGAAGAAATAGGTCTTCTTGGTCCGCAGCCACTGGCCGCACTGCCCCGGTGGGAACCAATCGAGGAAGGTCTTGATCGTGGTATCTTCCAACTGACGGGCCGTTTCACGGACCACAGCACAGCGCGTGCGCCGCTTGCCATTCTCGTCAGGCATCTGCATCGACGCCCTTCGGATGATCTCGAAGCAGCAGGTCACCGACTTGCCAGACCCAACCGGCCCCATCAGGGCACGCATCTTGGCGTTGCTCTCCATGAACCGCTTACCGGTGGGCGGCGGCGTGTAGTTGATTTCAAGGGCCATCAGTGTTTCATCCTGCCAAGCTCGTAGTCCTCGCGCCGGTCCAGCGCGTGATGTACCCAGATACCGGGGTCGTCCTCATCTTCCGATGGGCAGCACCAACAAGACGGATCGGCCATATGGTCCTTCAGATCACCGCAAGGGATGATGTGGAAATGCTGCGAGTCGTCCGGCTCGTAAACCATCGCTGCTACCCACTCGAACCGCATGACATCAGTCCAGTACCATGACGATGTACTCAAGTCCGTGTTTCTTGGACCTGACGATCTTGGTTCGGTAGGACCTGCCGTCTTCACGGAGCATCGCCTCGGCGGTCGAAGCGCCACCGGCTGTCCGCAACCTCAGGCATGGCACGCCTTCATAGGTACTCGTCGGCGTCAACGCCATCGCTGTCATCCTCAATCACGCGGGGGGTCGCATCGATGACTTTCATGTCGGCGGGGGAGGAGCCAAGGTTGATCATGATCTTCACCCCGCCAGTGCTGGCAGTGCCGTCGCTCTCGGTGTTCTTGGGTTCGAGGCCAGCCCACTTGACCGTGCTCTTGATCAGGTCAGCCTTGACGGCTGGAGAGACAGCCGGATCGTGGATCAACATGTAACTTGTCGTCAGGAGTTCTTCCGCTTGGGCGCGGGCTTTGAGTCGGAACGTCAGTCCCTTCTCCTTGACCTCGTCGCGGTAGGTCTCCACGCGCTTGAGGAACACCGGGTCCTTGTTGAACACCAAGAGGTCGTTGGCGTCGATGCGGTGCCGGTCCTTGATCTCGTCAAGGCTTTCGCCTGAACCCTCCAGACACAGGGCCACGTCGAACGCTAGGCGGTCGGTCCACTTGGTCAGATGGAGAGGTAGGCTGTCCATGGTTGGAAAGTAGCATTTTGGCGGGGTTCGTCAAGCTTGGGAACATAATAGGAACATTAGTATTTCGGCGGCGCAAAACTATACACGTTGATTTTTGGGGGTTTTGGATTGAGCGGTTTACTACACTACGGGGGGCCTAGGATTTGCCAGTCCATGTGGGGTAGGGGTCCCGCCTGCCAGCGCCGCGCGAAACGCCGCGCAATAGGGCATAACTTTACATTCATGGCGAATTAGGCGATAAAGGGATTGTCGAAACGGAACGCCGCTTCGACGGGCCGGGACCCCGATCCCACCCGGCTCTCTTTGACAAGCCTCGGGATAGGCAACTGGAGACTTAGCTATGGCTAAGGTATATGAAGGTCGGTTCGGCATCAAG